AGGGACAGATAGACATCAACATATAGTGTCATTAGGTCTCCCTCACCACAACATATAGTATCACCCAAGGTTTCCCCATCAGTCCCACCTAAGGTTTAACCAAAGGTTTAGGGTGGCCTATGGTTACTTTGGGTTAACTTAGAGGGTACCGGGGGGGATAACCAAAAGTGTAAACTGTGAGATGTGCACTCAGAACTTTGTGTAAAATTCTTAAAGATAACCTCAGGTAGCCCTCAGGTCAGTGCATAGACCCGTAGGTAGACCCAGTGAATCACCTAAGGTTAACTTTAAGTATTGACTGTAGAGGGATGGAGTGGTGTATGCTGGTAAGCATCACTACGGAATCCCTAGCGCGTCAGGAAGACCCTAATCGCTACAAGTGAGTAGAGAGCACACGAGAGTCTCCAGTCCACTGAGTTGTTGCTGAGTAACCAGTGAAGCCCCAAGGGCACCAGCAAGTACCAGCAGAAATCGCCAAGTAGTCCTATGGCGCAGTAAGGTTAACAGTAAGCGCATAGGTCCTCCTTGTGTTGGCTCTTAGTGTCTTATAGTTAGAGGGTGATATTATCATCACTACCCTCTCTCATGGAGGAGACTTAAAGTGCATATCTATATGAATGAAACTTTAAGTAGTCTTATAGTATGTAACCTTGGGTCTCTCCCTATAGTGCTACCTAATTCCAAGTGTCTGTTATGCTTAGAGTTTTCCAAAAGTGGCCTTCCGTGGCCTAATGAATCCTTATGCACAATCGCGGCATATTTACCAAGCGATGAACATAGAGTCATCCCCATCGTCTTCCCACCGGATGTCCACACCGTTGCTGCTGGTGGCTCGGAACTGCGAGATGTTACTCAGGGGTTTCTCCATGTGGTGCTCCAAGAACTCCTGAAGTACCTCAGCCTCTATCTTCACAGCGTCCTGCTGCATCGTAGAGCGTAGGAACTCGACACCCAATGCTAATGCATCAAGTCGGTCGTCATGTGCCACAGCGCCCTTCTCACGGCTCATGCGGGTCATCTGGTAGAACAGGCTGTACTTCAGAGCGTGCTTACCATCTGCGTCACGTGCCGTCTGGTAGTCCTGTCGGATAACCTCATCACGGATGACCAAGCGGTGACTTGCCAGTACAGGCTCAAGAGTATCGCAGATGCGAACCTCTTTCATACCACGAGCACGAATCTCTTCGAGTTGCGCTGGGTGGTGCTTGAGGAGCACAGGCTGGAACACGTTACCGAACATACCGTCACCGAAGTTACTCTCGAAGACCACAGTCTGTACCTGCCATTGTTTGGCTTTCTTAGCGAGGAACTCAAGGGACTTCTCTTCGTACCCACGAGTACCACCAGCGTCCATCAGGTAGATGTAACCGTTGAGGGTGTACAGTACGCACCAGCCAGTCTCATCCTTACCGCGACCACTGGGGTCAATGACCAGAATCTTACCCTGATACGCGCCAGTGTTACTGGAGGCTGTATGGAAGGAGTAAATCTCGTCACCCTTCATGCCCACGTTAGGGAGCTCCTCATTGCGGTTCTGACGGTTCGGCAGCCACTGGTAGTGCATTGGGGCCTTGTCCACCTGTAGACCGCACACGATAGCGTCACGGAGGCGTAGAGGGTACTTCTCAGCATCACTGAGGTTCGGGTTGAGCATGAACTGAAGCGTATAGCCAGCCTTGCCGTATTCCACCTCACGTTCCTGAAGGTCCATAGAGTCGAATCGAACCGGGTCGGTAGGTTGGCTACTGAGGCCCTCTTTGTCCTCATCGTATTCACTACGGAGCATAGGAGCCAGTCGGTCGCCATAGTACAGGTCTTCCTCTTTGGAGCGAGGATACTGTGCAGGCCAGATGATGGTGGAGTACCCACGGTTGTCCTCAAGTTCCTTGTAGAGCGTCATCTCGGTCTGAGGGGTACCCAGATAGATAACACGGCTAGTCGGTAGGGGTTTCAACAGTGCGGCGAACTCCTGAACCAACGTCCAGAGTTTCTCTCGGGCACCTTGGGTTGCAGAGTTACCGGGAATCTCCACGTCATCCGCAATGATGATATCGGCACGGCTACCAGTAAGCTGACCCGTAATACCAACAGACTTAACTGACGGGCTGTGGTCCGGCTTGGCAGGGCCTACATCAAAGCTAATCACGGAGTCACGCTGACCGGGGCGAGGCTTAAGCTCACTCAGGAAAGGCAACAAGTCGATGATGTTCTTGATGAAGATGGAGTTAGCGTCCGCACGTTCCTTTGAGGCCGAGACAATCAGTATCTTTAACTGAGGGTCGCGCCACAGGGTCCACACTACGAACGCACACGTGATGAATGACTTCCCGATACCACGGAAAGCCTGAAGGATAAACTTCTTGTTCTTTGGGTTCGCCAGACACTTTGCCATGTCGATTTGACACTTGGTGGGTTCCGGCAGGTTCAGGGCCTTCCAGAGCACGAAGAGAAAGGCGACAAAGTCACCCTTCAGTTGTGCAATGATTAAGGCGTTCTTGGCTTGCTGAGAGTTACTCAATGTTCACCTCCTTTCCGCTGTAGCTTACGAATAGTGTCCTGTAGGGCCTTCTCTTTGAGGTCAGCCTTCTGGGTTATTGCGATAAGACTTCGAGCAGTTGCTTCGTGTAGTTCGACGGAACCATCAACGAGGCATCGACCGTCTGGTCCTGCGGCGACACTGGTAGGTTTGACTTTGACGCGCAGCCGCTTATTGTCGCTACGCAAATCAGCAATAATCCTATCAGTGCTGCCTTCCAGCCCCTCAAGGTCTGCTTGGTACTTAGCCGATACTGCGTCAATCGCTTTCTGAGTTTCAGCTCTAGCCGTTTGCTTCTTAACGTACTCATTCTGTACTTCCTCCTTCCATTTGGCGTCCGTAGACTGTGACCCCAAGTGCCACCCGAAGGCAAACACCATGATAGCCACAAGATACGGGACGATTCTCTTTGTGAACTCCAGCATAATGCCTCCCGTTGTTTCTCAGGTTTCACGTAGCGTTACCGTGAGTTGTGTTGATAATCCATAAAGACCACTATATGTAGTGGCCTTGAGTATTACCATCAGTGACGAGGTGGTGTGCACCGATACAAGTCGTCCTCTTGCAGACCATCAGCACCCACCTTGGAGTTGTAAGCCTCCAGACCCTCAGCCAGTCCGCCCAAGATGTTTACGTCAGGGGTCAGCTTAGAGATTTGGAACTTATGTCGCTCCAGTAGTTTACCAATGGCGTTGTACAGCTGAGGGGTTCGCTTCTCGGGATTCTTCAGGTCCATGAGCATCTGCTGAGCCATCTCAGTGTCTAACATTTCGAGGAACTTAATCAGGTCCATATGTTACTCCTTATTAGCTTTCTTCCAGTCAATGATTTTATCGACTACCTTGGCACCAATCTGAACCACTGTGTAGGCGATTGCCGCGACGTAGAACCACTCGTTGAGTGAGAGGCCCCAGAAGAGCCTCGCTACGCCATCAGCCCCAGCGACCCCCGCAATGGGAGCCGCCTTGATAACTTCGTTGTTGAAGTCTAGGGACAGCATGTTACCTCCTTATAACCCAAAGGTGTCCAGTTTGAATTTCAATGTGGAATTGTCTTGCAGGACAGTAATCACCACACCGTTTGTCGTGGTTGATACAGTGAACATCCTTTGTCCGGGAGTAGACGTAGTGTCTATTCCACCAACTTTAACCAGCTGTACAACTCCCTCTCGGTTAGACACTAGGTAGTCTTCAAGCTGAGTCCAAGTCTGCTGGGCCGACGTCCACAGGTTCACCAGAAGACGACCTTCGGTCCTGTTCGTGATTGGGATAGTCAAGGTCTCGCCGTTAGAGAATAACCCCTTGGTACGGCTGAACCACTCGTTCCACGTTAGGCTATACCCCGGAGCAGATACTGTAGGTTCAGCTACCGTGTATGCTGTACGCTTGACCTTACTATCCTGCATCAACTCTTCCATGATGCGCCCTGACTTATCCCTGCGGACGAATGCCCGTTGGCGAATGCCGTTAGCCTGAAGGTCCACATCGGCCTCCATCTTGGCGGGGTTAAGCGCATTGCCGCCGACATCCAAGGTATGATTCAAGCGTGCGTCTGGCGCAATCCACCCAGATGAATCCACGTTGTTGAAGAACTCTTCAATAGCTCGCCAGTACGACTGCTGGTGTCCCAGAAGGTTGGGGTGGACGGTCTGTATAGCTGGAACTCGGTCGAATAGTAATGCGTTGCCGTATTTACCCACAGCCTCGAACCAATACTTCTCGACATCAATCAGCACACAGCCCATCTCAACAGCAACTTCTCGCATAGCATCATTACCACGAAGGAATCGTACCCCTTGGGTTATCCTCTTACCCATAAAGTCAAACGATACGTTGGACTGAGAGACTGGTGGAATAAGGGTCTCATTGGCTACTGGCTTGGCAGCGAACTGGGGCCAAATCATATCGATTCCCGGATGAAGGTCCCAAGCGTACTCCTCAATGTTTGGATGAGGGGTAGTCAGGAGCACAACATCACCGCCTCGGTCGCGAACCTTCTGGATAGCATCGCGGAGGCGCTGCTTGAACCCGTTGGGGCCAAACGTCATCCCTGCGTTGTACTGAGCGGACGGGAAGTCGTTCATGCCGTAGGCAAATACAGCGAGGTCCGGGAATACTCCAGTTGCCTCCGTAGCGGGCCACTCCCGGTTCAGGAAGTCGTTAATGTTCGACCCGTCAACCGACTTGTTGGAATACTCAAACGGGTAAATGCCAGCCTTATTGACTGTGCGCTGGAAGTGCTCAAAGAACTTAGCTACAGGGGTGTTTGGTGAGGCATTACCTCCAATGGTCGCCCCATTACCCACAGAGGAGCCGTACCCGTAGATGCGGAACTTATCTTGGAACCCAGCGACTCCGTGACGATACGCTGTCATCTTATCGATTAACTTGGGGAATAGTGCCTGAGAGGCGCTTGAAGCGTATCGAGTCGTTGTGATGCTTCCAGTCACATCGTTGGTAAGCTCGTCGATAGCCTCTTGGGTGGTGCGCCCATCCTTGAGCACACCAATGGTTGAGCCTTTCGGCTGATTCAGATTGTTTAACATATGGTCTCCTTATTAGTGAACGCCGATTGTGTAGTTGCCAGCAGTTGTTGATGTAACGGTGATGTATCCATTGGACGGCCAAGACACAACAATGCTACCCGGACTGCTTTCCCACTGAGGGGTCCAGACGCCATTACTTGCCGCACTGTTCTTCCCGATGATACCTGCGCAAGCTGGGGTGTTGGCACCGTTACCACCTACGTTGACGAAGTAAGCACCACGGCCCTGAAGTACCCAAGATGGGAACGTGTAGCTACCGCCAGCAGTCAACGCCACGTCAACTCGCAGTGAGCTAGGACGGTCCAGAGAGTCAGCCGCGAAGTTGAGACCGAAGAGGTCTGGAGCATTGGTGCACGAGATGAATCGGCAGTTAACAAAACGAGCCTTGCGGTCATCCTCGGTGAATGTACTAGTGAAGAACGTACAGTTACGGAAGGTAACCTTGGTCTGTGAGCCATCAACAACGCGGACGTAATCACGGAACGTGGAGTTAACAAACGAGATGTTACCCACACCTGACTGGGTGACTAATGCCTCAGTGCTACCACCCGCCGTGAACGTAGAGTTGGCAACATCTAGGTATGTTTCAACCTGACCATGGCCGAATTGACCGAGTCTACCAATGCAGTGAGATGCCACAATAGACACGTGGAGGCGTTGGTTACCGCCACCTACCAACTGAGCACCGCTCGCCATCTGACAGTTCACAATAGCTAGGTGCTGAGAGGAACTTGAGGAAGCCGTGCGAATCAGTGAGGACAGCTTTGCGTTGGTGATGTGGGTGGAGTTCTCTGGGTTAACACCAGATGCCCCTGTGTAGTCGGTATAATCCGCGAAGTTACCACGGAAGTAGTCGCCAACCAGAGAGGTGAACTTGGCGTTGTCGTTGTGAACACCGCCAGCAGCCGCAGTGCCTGCCCCGCCAGTACCAGCAGGATACTTAGCGTCGTTGTCAATGAAGTGACCACCGATTGAGATGTACTCAGCACGGTTCCATACAGCACGAACCTGAGCCTGACGGAAGGTAGACCCGATGTCAGTACCCACAGCTTTCTCAGACACACCGTGACCCACACCGTTGTTGATGTAGTTCATACCGATGAAGTGAGCGTTGGATGGAGCGCCCTCCCCCTCTTGCCACATACAGGCGTTAGAGTTAGGCTTCTGCTCGAACGTCAGTCCGTACAGGTTAATGAACGCCCATTTGGTATCATCCGCTTGGTCGTTATCTGCTAGGTCCCCAGCGTACTTTACGGTACCGTCCGGTGACACGGTCTTAACGTAACCGCCGATGAACATACACTGCTCCGAGTAGTCACCCACGATGAGCGGAGACTTACCAGTACCAACCGGATAGCGCAGTTGATAGTCAACCTTGAGGTTTGTCGAGTAGATGTTCTTACAATGGTCAAGACAGAACGTGAGGGCATCAGCACCAGCGAATCGGAGGTCGTCGAAGTAGGAGTCAACCGAGTGTCGAATCCAGAACTGGCCGTTACGGGTATCCTGATTGGAAGTCCCCTGACCTAGCGCGGTGTTGTCCATCATGAACCCAGACATCGTAACATCCTTCAGGTAGTCCACGAACGCAATGTCGCCCTGACCACCAGTCGCCGGGTGGACCAACTTGGTGAACGAACTACCCTGACCACGCCAAGTGAACTTCGTGTACTTAGGCTCAGCCGCTGAGATGCCACGAGTCCTCAGGATGCGAGTCGCTGAGAATGTACCGTGGGGCATTACGAACTCATGACCACGTAGGTCTCGCCCAGCGTTAGTCCCGTTGTACACAAGGAGTGTGTCCAGTTTACCGGGAGTCACAGTGTCACGGTGGACATCGGTACCGTGTATCGTTGAATCGAGACCGTCCTGAACCGTACCACCTCCAGCCTTACCAATTGAAGCGGCACCTCCTGTACTGGCCAGCAGGTCTTCTAACGGTAACTTATTCTCAGTGGTGAGGCACACAACGAAGTCTCCAGCCTCCAGAGGTTTAACCAGAGTGACACGCTTGGTTGCAGAGTCATACTCATACTGCCAATCTCGGAACTGACGACTTCCATTTATCTCGATGTATGGCACAGTGAACACCGGAGCTTCCTTATCAATGACAAAGGAGGTCTCTCCGCCAATGGCAGACCCGCCGTTATACACCCAGTTTACGCCGCGTACCATAGCCGTATCGTCGCCGAACTTCTGAATGTATTCCTCAATATCGCCCTGTACCCCTTTGACCTGCGACAAGATGCCACCAGCCTCACCTAAGGTGGTGTCCAGTTGGTCCTTGTTAATAGCGTCGGTACCGTTCTCACCGGGAGCCAGTCGAACAATCTTACGGTTACGGGCGTCGAGGTTCCCAGCGTCATCCTCAGGCATTGCCAGAAGTGCAGCATCACGTGCTTCTTCAGCGATGTGCGCAGACTGTAGCTGCGAGACATTAAGGTCGTTGGCGCGTAACACAGAACCGTCACTGAAGTCCACCACTCGCTCTGATGCCGATGTGAACCGTCGAATCTCCACACGGTCGAAACCTGTGGTCGCCACCAGCAGTTTTACTCTGGTCTTGGACACGTAGCGGTACTCGGTGATGTTACTAAGCAGTCTTCGGTTGTCGTCCGACACGAGTAACACGCGGACAAACTTGCGGGACAGGTAGTCGAACGGGATGTCGAACTCAGTGGACCCTGTGGGGTACTGGATGACTGTTTTAATTTCTTGGTCCATCGTGACCTCCTTTAGTTGAATTAGAAGGGAAACCAAGCGGTCTCCCTATAGTGCTACCTAATTAGTTGGGTTTAGGCTGCTGTTTGATGGTTACACCGTTAGCCTCGTAGATTTTCATGATGAGCTGTTGAGTCAGTGGGTCGTTCGGTACAAGCTCCTTAGTGGAGTTCATCAGGCCAGTCATGTAGTCACGCTCAGTCGGCTTATTGGGTGCTGTAGCAACACCGTAGGCATTCTTAGCGGTCGCAATGACGTTCCCTACGTAACCCAAGGCCGGGACCTGAGACCCCAAGTTACCCGCAAGGTTGCTCGACTCGGCGCGACCCTTGGACGCTCCATCTTTCTTCTGGAACTGTTCCTCCTTAGGTAAGATGGTGGAGCGCAGCATGTTAGCGTCTTGGAACCCAGCGGCACCTGCCATCATCGAGACGATGGACAGCGGAGCACCAGTGTGGGAACTTCGAGTCAACGCTGCGTAGCCCAGCATGGTCGGGTTCAGGGCTTTCTTCAGGTAGTCCTTACGTTTAGACTCTTGGAGACCGTAAGCCTTCACGTGGGCCTGCATCGCAAAGTAAGTCCCGGCGATACCCATAGACAGTACGTGGGTCAACGCCATGTCGATAGCGCGGTTGTTCTTGTAGCCCTCGTAGAAGGACCTAATGAACTTGGCGTTGAGCGACTTGATGGTGAAGTTCTTGAACTGCATAGCCATCTTGACACCAGCACCGTACGCCTTGGAATCCTGCTGGGATACCTTGTGAGGTCTCAGCATGGTCTCATCGGCAACCTTATCGGCAAGACGCCACAGGTCCATCGCTCTCGGGTCTTGACTGAACGCCTTCTTGTCCTTGATGGTGAACTGGCCGTTGGCGTCACGAGTCGCATGGTCAACAAAGAGTTGCTTGATTCCCTTCCACTGCTCAGGACTGATAGAGGCAGCTTTGAGGAAGTTCTCCTTGCCGAACTTGGAACCCTTACCACCGAGGGCAGCACCAGCCACATCACCCAGAACGCCCTGACGGGCAGTGTCTAGAATGTAGTTGGCCGTACCGTTCAGCATCTTGGTCCAAGGGGAACGAGCTGACAGCTCCTGAGTGCCGAACTTAATGGTACCAATGACTGACGCCATGGCTCCACTGGTATCGGAAGCCTCACGGATTCGCTGTACGATGTCCTCACGTCCCGGACGGATTAACTGGTCGAGTTCCTTACCGAACAGCGCCCCATGGAGTTCACGTAGTTCACTACCCGACACTGGAGAGGTTCTGGTGGCGAGGTCACGCAACGTTGGGATACCATGTAGCATCGCTTTGACGTTACCTTTGGCTAACATCCCGGCAATCTCTGTGAGGTTCTGCGGACCCATGTAGAAGTTCTTAGCGAAGAACGCTAGGTCGTTCAGGGAACGCATGGCGGTCTCAAAGGCTGTGTCGTTGTTGCGTCGAGCACGTCCAGTGAGAATCTTAACGGTATCCTTCAGTGCTTCCACTTCACCCTTAAGCTGTCCCTTACGTTCGGCCCGTTTGTCTAACGCCATGATTTCATCCTTGAGCTGCTTCGTGGTCTTACCGCTACCGCCCATTATGGAGATATCGCCGTTAACTCTACGGTCGTACGCTGGGATAATCCGTGACATGTCGAAGTCCCTCAGGTCGTTGACACTGAAGGTTGACCCGTCCGGTAAGGTAACCGGGATGTCGCTGTCGAACATATTACGGGCTTCAAGGAACGAGTTGTTCTCAATACCGACCAGACCAGTGATGTTGTCGTCAATGACACTTGATGCCGTGAAGTCCTCAGTGTGGCTGATACCGTAAGCCTTGTCCATGGCGTGCTTCTGGACCACCTCAGGTGTCACTTGGTCAACCGACTTGTAGCCGTTGAGTTCCATGAGGTACTCATCGACACGTGCCTTAACCTCAGGACGCACTCGGTAACTGGTGAGCCAGCTCTGGGCGATAGCCTGTTGGAGTCCTTCAGGTCCACCCAGCTTCTGCATCATCAGTTCCTTAGCACCCCTGTCATACACGTTAGGTACGTAGGTACCCTTGTGGCGACTGCCGGGGAAGATGCTCACGGCGTTAGCGTTACCGAAGATACCCGGCTGTTCCATAAGTTCACGCTTGGTGTCGAAGTGCTCTTTAAGCAGGTCCATCACCTCCCGTTCACCTTTGGTCAAATCAGCCTGTAACTCTGGGCGCTCAATCGCCAAGGCAGCACGCTTGTAGACTTCCTGACGGATTGCTCTGCGTGACATCTTCTGCTCGCCCACGGAGAACTCTGGGTCCTTCATGGCGCGGTCAACAGCGTCATACAGTTGGTTATACATCCGCTGGTCAGTCGCATGGAGCCGCCCATGGATGTCCGAAGCCGTCGCACCGAACTTACCACTAGACCCTGATTGCATCCCTGTAGGAGAACGAACGAGGTCCTGAGCTATTGCACGGACGCCAGCATCCTTGGACCCTAAGGTCTTCAGACCAATCTCAGTGAACCCACCGAGTTTGATACCGGGTGCTGCACGCTCAGGGTCAATCTCTGCGAAGTCACGTTGAGTCCTTGGGTTAAGCGGGTTGGTATCGCTCAGGATGGAACCATTGGCCAGAACCACTGCGCCCTCTTCGGTCGGGTGGTCGGCAAACGGAACACCTCTGTGGTCCTGCTCGAACGAGAAGTTCTCTGGAGGCAGTGTCGAGGTGTCGTGACCACCAGTGTTGATGGCAGTCTCTCGGGCTTCCATGCGGAGTGCTGGACCAGCGAACTCATTCACGGATTCAACACCGCGAGCCTTACGGATACCAGCGGCTACGGCGTCACTTAGTGCAGACATACCAGCACCAAACAGTAACCCGCCAAGTGCTGCATCAGCGTAGTGAGCTTCACCACCAGCTACTGACGTACGGATTCCCTCAGAGGCAACGCTGAGTGCCCCAGCCTGTGCACCTACTCGCAGGGCCTTATTGACCACCTTGAGTCCATTCCCGGCCACACCGACCAGAGGGACATAGCTGAGCGGGTCTACACCAGCACCAACGATACCAGCAGCGAGTTTCGCCCCAGTACCAGACTCAGCGGCCCGTTGGTCAGCCTCAAAGTTATCCTTGGCCAGCTTGATGAGTGCATCCCAGTTCTCGCCGTCACCACCAGTCACCACACCGTAGTAACTCGGAGGTAACCCAGAGTCGCGCAGCTTCTGTAGGTCTTCCTTGGAAGGAACATAGGAGTTCCAGCGAGTCGGGGTAAGCGTGTCCTTGAACACATCGTACCCATCATCAGCACGCGCAGCACGGAAGGCAACACCTAGTGTGGAGTTCTGAATCTGAGCATCAGCAGCGTCACCGAACCCGAAGAAGGTTGACCGAGCGTTATACTCGTCGAGAGTCGTCCCGGTCTTCTCCCAGAAGTCCTTAGCGTATGGCGTGTTGGGCGCTTCCTGCGCTACACCTTCAACGTCGAACCCATGGGACTCCGGCAGCTCAGTACCTACCTTACCAGTCTTAGCGATGCCCTTGAAGGCATCCTCTGCGGGAATCCCTTTACCCTTTGGGGTGATACCCCCGAACGCCTCCAGTGCGCCTGAGTTCGGACTCTTGGCCACATCCAGCAGCTTGCGCATGTAGTTACGACCTTCCTCCGAGATAGACCCGAAGTCTCCCTTGTCGTACGCTTGGAGCTGAGGGGCACCCGCTGGGCCTTCCCCTTGGTTGTACGCTAGGGCCGCTTTCAGCTCATCACCGTCGTACTTCTTAACGAGGCTCGAAAGCAGCTTAGCACCAGCGTCAATGGCTAACTCTGGGTTGTATCGCCCATCGGCGTCACCATCGGTCACGTTAAGGCCCATCGCTCGGGCTGTGTTGCGGGTGAACTGCATGATTCCTTTAGGGCCAGTCTTGGAGACGGCCTTAGGGTTGAAGGACGATTCGTTAAACGATAACTTACGCAGGAGGTCATAACTCACTCCGTGGGAGTCTGCTGCCTTCTGGAAGATGCCATCGTAGTCGCTGGGTGCGTTCTTATCGTAGCTCATGTTGTCTCCTTAATGATTATTTGTCACCACCTCCATAGATGAACTTAGGAGTGGCTTTACGTTTCGCACGGACACGCTCACCAGCGGCCTTACGGGCCTGAGTGGCTGCGGAGATAGGTGCACGCTTGGTTGCTTCCTTCAGTGCCTTCTCTTCGGCTTCCTTGGCCAGTCGCTGCTGCTGTTCCTGATAGGTTCGAGTCAGTAGCTCCTTGTCGTAGCGGATGCGTACGGTACCAGTGGTGTCCATCATGTAGATAGAGTCACCCTGCTGGTACATCGTCAGCTGCTTGTTGGTCACCCAAGGGTTAGCCGCGATGATTCCCTTACGGGCTTCTTCGAGAATGTCTCGGCCCTGCTCCCAGCTCTTAGGGTCATCACTGACCTGTAGGATGTTCTTCGGGATAATACCAATGGTATCGCCATCCACGTCATCACCTTTGAAAGTCACAGTGGATTCCTTGAGGAACTTATCGACCTGCTGCATGGCACCATCACTGTTACCTGTGCGGTACTTGAAGCTGTCGTAAATCTTACGGGCCATACCATCCAGACTTGCTGGGATACGGGACAGTTCTGGGGACTCTGAGTTGTTCTTCAGGGACGCCCACGCCTTATCATCCTCGTACTGCATCTCCTTGGTGAGACTGCGGCGGGAACGGTCAGCGTCTATGAGAATCTGCGGGTCAATTCCCTGCTTATCCATCATGTCCATCGTCAGGAACAAGTCAGCCTTGTCTGGGTACAGCGCAGCGAATAGGTCCGGGTCGGTGTTACGCATGGTGCGCAGCTTGTTCAACGCCGTGGTATCCTCCGGTAACTTACCGTTAATCACAGCGGCAGACCACTCAGACCCAGCGTCGGTTACCATCTGGCCCACTACGGTACGGAAGGCTCCACCCTCTGAGTCTGCCCGTAGGTAGCTCAGCTTCATGCGGTCCTTCTGCTGCTCCGTGAGCTGCATCTGGTCAATCTCAGCCAGCTTCCCGTTAGCGTAGTTCACCATGTCACTGTGAGTGAACTCGCCAGTGTTCTCGTTGGTCGGCATGTCCTTGTAGCTGGTGGACACGTACTGACCGTTGATACGCTTGGTGAACTGCTGGTCGATGACCTGATTCTTGTTGATGGTCTTCTGGCGCTTGTCCATCTCTTTGGCTACTGCTTGGGCCTCCTGACGGAAACGGGCTTGCATCTGTTCCTCAGCTTGAATCAGGCGCTCACGCTCGGGTGTCATCTGCTCACCGGGCTGTAGACGGTCAAGTTCCGCTTTGGCACCCTGAAGCATCTCCCAACCCTTGCTGGTGTCGTCTTGGTTCAACGCGCTGGTAATCCCAAGGCGGAAACCTTCGGACAACTTAGCGTCATTGTCGAACTGGGTTGACTGGGCCTTGACCATCAGGGCGTTCCACTGCTCCTCTCCCATAAGTTCCTTGTAGGTCGTGGTCTTCCCGTTAAGGGTGACCGGACGGCCCTCAAGGCTCTGCAAGAAGTTGGTCGCACCCGGACGCTGGATGACGTCGTTGAGGGACCCAATGATGACCTGCTGGGCTTGAGCGTCGCTAGGGATACTTCCAGTCTTAAGTGCATTGTCGATGTAGCGCTGGAAGAACTCACCTGACTCCGGTCGAGCCAGAACGGCAGGGTCTTTGAGTACACCGGACAGCTCCACCTTCGAGGCCAGTATGGCACCCTTCTGGGCTTGGTCGCTAAGGAACGTATCGTGCTTACCGTACAGTGAGATGTTACGCTCAGTGATGTTCGCGTTGAAGCCCCTCTGGAACTCTGAGTCCTCAGGGTTAATCATGAACTGCTCAGCGTACTCGTTGGCACCTTCGGTCAACCGTTTGTGGCGATACTCTTCCATCTCAGCACGAGTACGGAACTCACCGTTCTGAACTCGCTGTGCCACTTCGTCATCAATAAGGAACGCAGCGTTACGACCAGTCTTGAACCGTAGGGCCTCCATAGCGTACGGGTCATCTTGATACAGCAGGGTCCCGTTCTTGATTGCCTCTCTGCGCTGCTCTGGGGTCAACTTACGGATAATCTCGTCGGACCGCTCCTCAGCCTTGTCACGCTGTCGCTTATCGTAGGCGTCTGCCGCCTCACCCATTGCTGCCCCAAACTTCGCCAAGGACTGCACTAGGTTGGACTGGCGGGCACCCTCCTGTTGAATGGTCACTGGGCGATACTGCATGGACGCTGCGCCACCACGGATTCGAGTAGACCCGGCCTGTGGTATCTGGTTCAATGCTTGTTCTAGTTTACTGGCCATTACTTACCTCCTACCTTAGTTCCTTTGGCCTGACTGATTGGGGCCTTGGTGGACTTGCTGTCGAACGCACCGGAAGCGTATGCGGATGCTGCCTGTGAACCCATCAGTGCCAGCGGGTCGAGTACCTGCTCCAGTTTGGATTTACCTTTGGTCTCTGCCTTCTGCATGGTCTTAACTTGGTCGATAGTGGACTCAGAGTTACCCAGCTGCTGAGCGAACAGCGACGCATAGTCTCGACGGTAGTTGTCGGTGACCGCATTGGCCTCCCGAATGAACTTACCCTCTTCGATTCGACTGATATGGTCCATGCTGGCACCCTCAAGGTTTCCCTCTCCGATTGCTGCACGGATTGTACCCATGGCCTGAACCTTATCGAGATTCTTAGCGGTCAGGTCCGCACTGGCTTCTTCCAGCTTCTGCTTCTGCTCAAGGCTGGCGTTAGCGTTCTGAATGTTTGACTCTTTAATCATCTGGGCAGACTGTCGGCGCATCTGGTCATTCTGAAGGCCAATCATCTTGGCTTCACTGCGTGACTGACCGATGGCTTGCACTGCCGTCATTGCGATAGGAATAGCTGCCATCCAGCACATAGTTACCTCCTCGTTATGGTGAACAGTTGGAACTTCCCACCCTGAGTGTACTCCTCGTGGAATACAGCACCGATGGACTTAAGGAACCTCTTGTGTGGACCATTACCGACCCACACGAAGTTCCACAGGGATGGATAAACATTTAATAACATGTCCCTGTACTCCATGATTCTCTCACGGAACTCCAGCTTGCCAGCCCTGTCGAGTCTCCACACTTGGTCACTCGTGACGAACCAGCACTGGTCTCCGCAATGTCCACCTATAGCCAAAGGAAAACCATCGTGGTCTAACGTGACACACTCAGTAACCGCTGGGAACGATGGTTCTATACCCATGGCCTGCGCCTCAAGTACGTCATGGTAGGCCGGGATGAATAACTCGAAGTCATTACTTACAGTGTTTCTTATGTACATGCTTTAAGTCCCCTCTTAGTGTGGTCTCCCTATAGTGCTACCTAATTGAGCAACACCACAGGGAGACGTTCAGTTAAATACCGTTAGCTCGTCTCATGTAGTTACCCTCCCAGCCGCACCCAATGATGCTCAAGGGAGTCGCTGTGAAGGAGTCTACGGTGACCTTCTGGTTCAATGCGTTACCAGCCACTGGGAAACGATACTGACCTGTAGCTAATAACTTCTGGCCAATGACAGTACCGGGGGACCCCAATCTACTGTTAACCGTGTAGGAATACTCATGGCGTCCATTATCAACGAGGATGGTAACAGGCCCGGAGTCCTGATAGTTAATCCAAGCTCTGCGCAACTGTAGACGACCGGAGTCCTCGGTACTGGTGGTACCGTCTGGCTGGCCCTGCTTGATGAGGAACCGAGAGAACGTGTAGGTGAATCGGTACGGCCACCCTATTACAATGTCTGTCCCAGATACATCACCAGTTATCCGAATGTCAGGCGTAGCGTTCCACGAGCTTCCCATGGGTTTATACGTCTGAACTCGACCGTCTGCATCACACACAGCAACGGTTCCTTGGTTGAAGCTCGCCCCGTAGATATCCTTGACGTTTATCACCGTCCAGTTGTTCTCTATGTCGTATGCACTCTCCGAAATGTGGTAGGACTTCTTGTAGTCCACGTGGAAACGATAAGGCTCGAAAGGGAAGTCCGTGGTGTTCTTCTTGAAGTCCACCTCAGCCAGCCAGCAGGTATAACCATTCTGCATCAGGAGGTACATCGTCGAGCCAATACAGTTAGCCGCAAGGACCTGAACGTCCCCACCGAAGTCCCAGTGAGACCACGCCTGTTGTCGAATCTCCTCGTCCAGATATAGGAACTTGTAGATGAACACCTTCCCTCGGTCACCTGTAGTGAGGACGCACGCGAAGTTCTCAGTGGCAGACCCATTAATGCTAAACACACCATTGGGGATGTAGTTAGGTACATGGGCTGTCATGTCCTCAGAGTTCTTCACAGAGCTTACATCCTGTACCGCGTAGTAGCGCATGATGGACGTAAAGGAGCTGCGAGGAGACGCATAGTAGATATTCCTGCCGATACCGTAAGGACGAGCGCGGTCTGACACGTCGAACTGGGTGGTCAGGTCCAGCTGTGCGGTCTTAGCGGATAACACCCCGTTTGCTGACAGGACGAACTGGGCCTCATCAGACCACAGTAGGAGTTCCTCAGCGAAGCTGACAGCATACTTCAGGACAGACACTCGGTTATGACTCACAGCAACATCCAGTGGGTCATCGTCCGTGTAGTTGGCCACTGACGGCGGGTAGAACTCGAAGTATTTGCTGGTACGAGACATCACAATGTTCTCCCCAGAGATGAACCCTAAGCGATTCCTGAAGAAGAACACGTCGGTTATCGTTGAGTTCACAAAGGATGGTTGAGGGTTGGTGTCATCATCACCAGCACGGCGGTCCTTCCAATCGTGATACCCGAGGTCAAAGTTTCCGTCAGCTGCCCTTACAAGGGTCCAAGGCATCGTGGTGTAATCCAGTCCTATCGAGATGTTCCACCCCACAGTTTCCTTCCAGACCTTCTGACTCTTGTCATACTTAACGTAATACTGGTCAGCGGTCTTGGATGTGTCCCCAACAATCTTCACCATGTACCCATCTGGTGCGTTCAGAGGTAACTTAGAGAAGCTCTGGACGTAGTGAGTAACCGGATTGATTAGCTGGTCCGCATAGCCATCCTTTGTCTGAATCTCCCGGATGTTGTCGTCAGCCGGGGCGATGACGTGGATATACCCAGTGCCCACATTGAATGTGAAAGTTGGGTGTGCTGCCTCTAGTAGGACCTTGAGTGCCTCAGCGATTGCTTGGGCGTCAACCTTTGGCGGGTCATCCTTGGCATTATCACCCGGAGGAAGCTGGTGGGATACCCATCCACCGTTTATACCAACCTCAAGTTTACGGCCATATTGACCACCTCTGACGTTGATTATAGCGTCCTTGTCGTCACGGAAGGTTCCACCGTTGGTCATGTGCTCACTGGCTTTGACCTGACGGGTCCGATTCACGATGAATGTGTAATCCGCTACTGTGACCATCCTCAGGTTGTCTACAGGTCTGTCAACGGTGATGTACGAGCGGTCCCCACGCACTAGGTATTCGCGACCTGTGAGGTCGAAGACCTTAACGTCACTGCCAGTGAACACAGCGTAATATTGCTCGAACTCATCACGGTTGATGAGATGGATATAAGGAGCAGACCCGAGGTATCCTCTGTCGCCGATGGCCTTGATGAACACCATAGGTGGCCGCTTCTGGAGACCCTCAGTTTCGGAGGACCATCCATTAACCTGTACGCTACCTTGTTCTGGATACCGTAGGATTTCAGGCTGTTGGCTAATGCCTCCCTTGAGATTTTTGATTGATTGTGATACGAGAGCCATTTGGTCCTCCTTAAGTTTCTGTTAACGACCGATGAGACCCTGCACGAATGCATCACCGTCGAGCATATTGTATTGCCCGAAGTCCATCTCGTACTCGTTGCACGCCATCCGTGCTTCCATCTCTTCCTGTGCCAGTGAGTTCTCTACATCCTCCGCTCCGAAGAACCGAGAGTTGAACTGGCGGCTGGCCTTGGTGACAATCCACTGGCGGAAACATTCAGGCATCTCGTCGTAGTCCTGAAGGGTAATCAGGGTCACAGTGATTGGCCCAGAGAAGGTGTCTGTCCCTGTGGACTTATCGTATACCCAGCCACCACGGTTAACGTACTGGCCACCAAGGATGGACAGGTAGGCAGGGCGGAATGGGATAAGCCCAGTGCTGGCATCCGGGGTCAATGTGGCTGACTGGTTGATGTTGAAGGCCCAGCCTTTAGACTGAATCTGGCGGTTAATCCTGTTGAGGATACGACGAGCGTTCGCTACGTCTGCACTACCATCTTCGTCAAGGGTGGTCACTGGGGATTCACCGATAGCTGCGAGCATCTCATTGATAGCATCCAGCTCAGCGGCAGACCCAAAGTAAGCATCTTGCATGTTCATAATGTAAGCTCCTAACGAAAAAACCCCTCAGAGACCGTGAGTGGTCCCCAAGGGGTTTGGCTTAGTTTTAGTTAGTCACGACCAGCTTAAAGGACTTCCTTTCGGAACCGTCAAAGCTGACAGTCACTAGGGTTTCGCCCACAGCGATTCCTTTGAAGTACAGCGTGTTGGTCCGGCGAGTGTGGCTGGCAATACCTGAAGTACCATAAGTTACCTCAAGTGTTGACCAGTCCGTTACTCCCTCCAGCCCATCAAGTGTCACCTTAAGTGAATCACCAGCAATGGCCACAGTCTGTACCTCATACTCAGACGGAGTTACCGTCCGAGCACTAAAGGCATTTACGCTTGGGCTGCTGTGAAAACCAGTGCACCAGCAGATTCTGGACGCAGACCGCCGTGACCCATCGCGTATTTAGCGATAATCTGGTCAGCCTGATACTCAGCGCGGCGAGCACGCTCCAGAGCGAGGTCCTTCAGCTTAACGGTACCAACAGCTGAACGGTGCTGGAACAGGCCCACAACGTTCTCTTTGTTGACTTTACCACCAGTTGCCGGGAAGGCATGCTTCTGGTTGGTCGCTTCTGCACCTTCGTCCGGGCGGTCATCACCAGCACCACCAGCGGTCAGGTGCGGAACCTCGACAACTTCGAAGCCCATCACGTTACGGATAGAACCGCGCTCAGGGTCAATCAGAGCCGCATAGTTCGCAGCGTTAGGCATCAGGGCCGCCAGAATCGCAGAGTACACGTCCGGGGTGGTGTAGAACGTACGGTCGTTAGCCGGAACGTAGTTCTTGGTCAGAGCCGCACGAGCAATGGTCAGCTGAGCGATAACCGCTTGGCCCAGTTTAACCGGGTCGGTCATGTCTACCTTAGCACCAACTTCCAGCAGGGACGGTTTGCCCAGACCAGCGATGTTCTCGTTGACGGAATCCGCGAGGTTAACCAGACCGGCCAGCTCAGCCAGAACCGCACCATCAGCCGCCATCGCCAGAGACTCACCAATCTGAGAGGTGTACTCGGAGCGCACGTCATAGTGGTTCATCGCGTCTTCGATGTCGTAAATCAGCACGTCAGCGGTCAGCAGGCCATCAATGTTAATGGTCTTCTCGGTGTGCTTGATGTCTTTACGTTTGTCATCCAGAGACTCGCCCGGTTGCAGGTAAGCAGCCTTGGTGCGGCCAATCACAGGGAACTGTGCGGACTTACCGGAGCTGATTTGACGCTGCATGTGACGGTTGGTGGTCACAGAGGTACGGGCGAAAGCGGTCAGGACTTCACCGCCGAATACTTTCAGGAATAGCGCCAGCTTGTCTGCTGCGGATTGACCTTTACCTTGGTTAGTACCGAGCTGCTGTCCACCTTGCATGTTAGCCATGTTGAATCTCCTTATGTTGTTTATACGAAATGTTTTGAGGTACTACTTGAAACGAGGTGATACTCATTGTGTAACTCGAAGGGAGAAGTCCCAGCCTTACATCGGCGCTGGGGTCTCCCTATAGTGCTACCTAATTAAAACTTAGAGTCGATGACCTTCTGTTCCACTTCACGACGGTACTTGGAGTCGGTGCGGTAACGTGGGTCCGACATCGCTTTAATCATCTCAGCCTGAGACTCGAAGCCTTCAGCTTTACGGGCCACAGGTTTCGCTGGGGTAGCTCGCTTGGCAATAGAGCGTTCAGCTTTCTTACCAAAGGTTTTATCACGAGACTGTCCCGCTAGGTTCAGAATCGTCTTCATGGTGGCTACGTCACGAGACTCAAAAGCCTTGATGAGCGCCTCAGCACCCTCAGGGTTATTGGTCTTCATGTGACCGTAGACCTGCTGGAAGCGCTCGCGGCCACCCACGAAGTCCATCACTTTCTCTACGTACTGGTTGACCAGAGCTTCCTGACCACGAATGTACGCATCGACGAACGCCTTACTGTAGCCAGCCTCGGCCAACTCTCGGTAGGACTCATCGGACAAACTGTCTTCGTTCTGGTACTCCTGCTGAATACGGGTCACAGCATCCTGTGAGAGACCGCGTTCGATTGCAGTAGCAACCATGTCGTTAAAGCCAGCTTCGTGTTCTTCCAGCTGCTGAGAGGCTTCGTTGATGTCAGCCGGAGTTTCACCAATAGGTTTGAACTCTTCAGGTTCACCATCGCCGGTTACTTCCTCAGGCTGACTCTCTTCGTCGCCCTGCTGTTCTTCTTCAGGACCCTCTTCACCTTCGGTAGACTCTTCGTCGGAACCATCAGCGGAGATGCGGACCTGCATACGGCCCTCTTCAGGTTCACCGAACGGGTCCACATCGGAGCCATACGGGTCATCACTGTTGGTGTTCAGCTCGATTGCATCATCGCCATCACGGGCAGCAACATCAAGAGCCAACATGTTTTCTTGGTGCTCCTCAGGTGTACTACCAGTCAGTACAGCACTGTTAACACCGAAGGATGCGTATACGTCTGCGTTAGATTCGCCAGCCATTTCAATCTCCTTAAAGTTAAGACTAAGAGGGAAACACGAAGGACTCGAACCTTCTGACCAGACCTCATTCAATCTGGATGTGTCTCCCTATAGTGCTACCTAATTACATACCCGGTTGCATACCTACGGAATCAGCTGCCTGTGCCATTGCTTCAGGACTCGCTGTTGCCTGTGCGGCCATCCCTTGACCAAGCGCTGCGGCACCTTGCTGTGTAGCAATCTGAGCGCCTTGCTGTGCCATAAGGGCGTTCTTCTCTTCCTGAGTGAGCAACATACCAGCCGTGTCGAGACCGATAGCGTTAGCGATACGCAACTTGAGGTTAGCCAAGTTGAGGTCATCATCACCTTCGAGTGCCTTAAGGGCAGACCATGCGTTGATGCATCGCTCCAGCTTGTCAAGGTCCTGACCACGTCCGATAGCCTCAAGGCCAGTGCTGATAGTTGGCTCGACGGCCTCTTTAGGTAACTCGGGGATTTGCTGCGTGGCTTGTAGTTGCTTCAAAAGCACTCTTACCAGAGGCAGCTGGAGTTCCTGCGAGAGAATCGAGTAGACACCACCAAGGGTATCTTCCAGCTCTGACGCCACATACCGAATCTCTTCGGCTGTGACTCGCTCGCCTGTACGTTGTACCGCACTGTTGAGCATAAAGGCATACGAGAGGCGAGCCTCAATGGTGTCGCTTACGTTCTTCGCTACGGTAAAGTCACCGGACTTCTCCAGTTGGAGGAACTCGATGTCCTGCTTACGGCCCGGTACGAACGCACCAGACTGTGCTGCCGTGAGTCGGCGGACCTGAGTGATACCTGCTGGGTCTACCAGACCGATAACCTTGGCGGTAATCATGGCCATCTTCACGATAGACTCTTGGAGGTTCTCTAGGGACTTGAGGTCTCCCAGATACTCTTCCACGTAGGAACGCCCGTAGGATTCACCGTCGATGCGAACCATGCGGACCGGAATGTACGGACACTCTTCGAGTGGGTACTCAGCTTCACTACCCGGAACCACCGCTTCGGCAACCTCTTCGTACTTCGAGTAGCCATCCCCGGCTTCGTTCAGGTACACGTGGGTGTAGACGTCAATCTCGGCGTCTTCCTTCTGCTCACCTTGAGCTGCTTCCACTTGGCTGCGAACATCCTCAGGGAGAGCGTTGAACGCAATCTTGTCGAGGGTGACAATCTGTAGTACGTTACCGAAAGCGTCTCGCTGGACCACATACGAGTTCAGTCGATAGAGCTTCATAGGGGTATAACCCTCAGGCTCCGGTAAGTACAGCAGCGCGTTCCCGGCCACACACAGTTGCTTCAAGCACTCAAAGAGAGTCACTCGGTAACTGTTGGACTCGATGTAGTTCATGATGATGCGCTCTACCATTGAGAGACCCTCATCGACCTTAGCTAGACCCTCAGCGTCACCCAGAAGGTTCTTCGCTTCGTACTCACTAATGGTCAACTTCATCCATGATTGCATCGGGAACAGGGCCAGCATCAGCTTGGACGCTAGGTTGTTCAGGCCGCGAGCACCTACGGATTGCCACGGAGTCGTGTAATCGGTTGAGGCATTATCGGAGTCCTTAGGGAACAGCGAGGGAATCGTGTACTGCGCACAGGACTCTGCTCGTGTCTCGTAAGGCTGTCGGTCGTTCTTCAGACGGTCGTATACCGCCTTGGCTCCCTCCTCTGCGAAGCCTTCGAGTTTAACTTCTGCCACGGGTCACCTCCTTACAGGTTAATCCCACCGCCAGAGCTGCGGGAAACAGAGAGGGACTTCTTGCCAGACGCTCGGGATTTCTTCCTTCCAGACTCGGTGTCTGCTGAAGATTCAACGTCCTCTACGACTTCTTTCGGTGCTTCCTGAGGTGCTGCCACAGGTGTCTCAGCGGCTGTCTGTACGTTTGGTGCATCTGCTGCCAGACCTACAGCTTTGAGTGGGGCCTTGACTACCTTCTTGATGGCCTTCTTAATCTTCTTGAACAGTCCCATGTTAGCCTCCTAAAGCTGACTTGCGAATTTTACTATTAGACCCTGTAGGCTCGGTCGTCTTGGTCACCTTGAGTGACTTACGGCCTGATACCTCAGGAGTTGTGCTGTTTGAATCCTCGTCACCACCATACTGGATACCCTTAGGTTCCTCCGTAAGTGGCGCTGGCTCAGGGACAGTCGTTGTGTCAACCTTAGGTGCTTTCATCTTAGGTGAGAAACACATAATCAATCTCCTTCTTTGAGTGCACGCTGACGGCCCTCCATCTCATCAAGGACACGAGAAGCCATGTGGTGACCGTACAGTACCCCGGAGATGAACTCCTCACTGTGGCCAGCCTCACGCAGCTTACGGACCTCTGACTGATACAGGAAGTCAGCATTGTAGCGAGACTGTAGGTACTCCTTGACAGCTCGCGGTACGTCAGGAAGGTCATTAGGATTGTTAAGGATGTGCTCTATAGGTTTTAACATTTGAGTCTCCTCTTTAAGTAATCTTTAAGTAATAATCATAATGGGCACTTCCCTATAGTGCTACCTAATTAGTGCCCATGAGTTTATTACTCTGCTTTGTGCTCGACTATCTGCTTGATAATCAAGGCCAACATCCAGATACCACGAGCGACTAAGCCCATGGTCAGGACGATGAGAATCAGCTGCCCGGTTGCCATAGAGTAATCTCCCCAGTCTCGATGTTGTACTCATCAGAACGGAGGATGCGAGCCATCTGGCCCTGCTTGATTACTTCAGCTTCGGTCATCCCTGCTTTGGCACCAATGGACTTAATGCAGTCCCAGAGCGTCTCTCCCGGCTCAGGAGCGCGTTTCACCCACTTGGTTACCTCTTGGCCCTTGTTCTTACCGGACTTCAGTACGGACGTTACAGGCTCCACAATGAAGGGTTCCTTGAGGAAGTCCTCAGCGGTATCGCCCCATCCGGGAATCCCGCCGTAACCATCAGTAATGTCACCCTTGATAGTCTGGAAGAGGTGCCAGTAGTCGGCTGTCTCCTGAGTCTGCACGAGGATGTTACCAGTGGTACACCACAGGAAGTCACAATCCGGGATGGTCTTAAAGTCCTTGTCACAGGAGACCAGAACAGCCTTCTCGTAGTGATACGGGAGCGGATTAGACCCGATGATACCCATCACGTCATCGCCTTCGAGCTGTGGCTCAAGGACGCACGTGTAGGTCTCGAAGACGTACTCAAGGAACTCGAAGTAACCCACAGGCTTCTTAGTGACAGCTCGGTTCTCTTTGTACGTCGGGTCAACCAGCAGCTTGCGCCAATTGACACGGTCGGTGAACGCTAGGACAACGTCAGCATTCTTCCATGCCTTCTTGCGGCCCTTGTAGGACTCGATGGAGTTCTCCAGAATCTCTCGGGCCTTAGCGTGGTCACAGCAACGGTGCCAAATCTCCTCCTCCCACGAGGCATCGAACTCAGCGGCGCTCATGGCTTGGAATACCAGCCAGTCACCATCCATCACAAGGACACCCTTGGCAATCTTCTGGGTGGCACGGTAGTCGCTGAAGGATAACAATGTGTGCTTACTCATCGTCTTCCTCCTCATCATCCAGAAGCCCCGCTTCCTGCAACGACTCTGAGTACCACTCCCAATTATCTACACCGCCCGCCTCAAGAGCGCTCAGGATTTCGTCCCGACTCTCTAAATACTTAAGGCGGACTGCACTAATGGTAACTTTACTCATTCTTTAACTCCTTGAATTTAAAACCCATCTTCGGGTCGTGAAGGTCCTTGTGGGTGACGAGGGACTGTCGCATCATGTAGCCATCCTTGTAAAACCAGACGATACCACCAGCAGTTTCCCAGTGTGATTTAGGCTCCAACGGGTGCACGAACACCATTCGCTTTCTCACAGGCAACCTCCATGGGTCTTAAGGAATTTCACTCCGGCACTTGTAATTTCCCAAGCGCCACCATTACGACCACTCATGGTCAGGCACGAAATGTGACCACGGCTCGCGGCCTCAGCGACTAACGCAGCGTTGTTGCGCACGTAGTTCGACTGGAAGGACTTAGGGCAGCCCTTGAGGGCCGCCAGAACTTTTAGGTACTCGCTCACTTGGTCACCCTCACGATAGCCGGAGAGAAGCGCATACGTTTCTTCTCGTTAAACGAAAGGTCGTCATGTGCCTCTTTGACCATTGAGCGCAGACCGTGTCGGATACAATATGCAGCCGCTGCGTCAGGGCCACCGCTGAGCGCTGCCTCAAGGAAGCCCAGTTTGAAGTTGTCCACCTTCTCGCCATTGGCAACCATCCGTGCAACACGCAGAACGGCCTCGCCGAGGTTCTTCTCGGACTCACTATCGATAACGCTGGTCACCTCGAAAGTAACCTTGAAACGCTTGGTAATAGCCATGATAAATCTCCTGTATTATTAGTGACATACGGCCCAGTTAGGACCCATCTTACCTTCTGTATCCAGACGGCAACGGAACTTAAAGTGTTCCCCAACGTTACGCATCGCTTGTTGCGCAATGTCAATCACCTGCTGTGCAATCTCTGGGGTACGGCAGGCCACTTGTATTTCATCGTGAACCCACGCCATGTAGGCGAAGTCGCCATCCCATCCATGCTTCAATCCTGCTTTGAGAAGCAACTCTTCAGTCTCAACAATCCACAGCTTACAAATGAGCGCACCTGCTGACTGAAGCAGCGTGTTGAGCGCGGCATGTGGTGACCGAACGTGTACCTTTCTTCCATCCAGTCCCTTAATCCAGCGCCGTTTCCACTTGACTTTCTGCTCTCCTGCGACCCATCGGGATGACTCGACGAGGGTCTGCTGGATTCCTTCACGCAACGCTGCGATTGCTGGGGTGTTCTCAAGGAATTTCTTCTTGAGTTCCTTTCCGCGTTCCTTACCCGCTCCAACGATTTGTCCAATCTTCTCATCTCCTGCTCCGTAAAGGAACCCGTAGATAAAGGTCTTGGCGTTATCGCGTGTAGGCAACTCAGCAGCCTGTTGGTTTACTGTGTGGATGTCCCCGTTAAGAATAACATCTGCATAAGCTCCCCCGTCGTACTTGGACATGAAGTGGGCGAGACACCGCAACTCCAGACCACTGGCGTCGATACCAGCTTGTATCCAAGGTAAACCAGTGAGGCCGTCAAGATGATGCTCAGCACCAAAAGCAGCCCTGCAAGGCTCGCCATAAGGACTTCGAACACCCGGCACTTGCCCGAGGTTCGGGAAGCTGTGAGTCGCTCGGCCTGTAACGGCACCATTAGGATTGACTGAACCATGAATTTTACCATCCTCTTGAACGTAACGTAGCCACGCCTTGTCGCCCTCAGCCGCCTGACCGATGCGCTTCTGTATCATCAGGTACTCTTTGATGAGGTCTATGCAGCGCTGCTTCTCAGGGTCTTCCACACGAACGTGCTCAAGGACCTCATCGTCAACCTTGGGTGCACCCTTTTCGGTGAACTCTGTAGGTATCCATCCGGCTTCCTTCAGTTTGAGCGCTATGTGGTCTCGGCTACTTGGGTTAAACACAACGTGCTCTACTGGTGTATATGGAGCGCCCTCTACGTAATCCCGAGTGTCCAGCTCGCAAGGTTCACGACCCTCACGCTGAGCTTTGTTCTTGGGTTTCTTATAGATGGCACCCTGCTTAGGGTACTTCACTCGTGGGTATTTACCCAGAGGCTTCCCGGTGCGCGGGTGCAGGAATAACTCAGTGCCGCCCTTAGGTTGATACCAAGTCCCGAAAGTGTCGGTAAGTGTCTGAAGGAGTTCAGAACGACGACCAGCGAGTTCAACGTAGAGTTCCTCAATGGCCTTGGTGTCAAACGGGAAGCCGTTACGCTCCTGCTTAGCAAGTAACCACGCAGCCCTATGCTCCAACCACACAGCCTCACAGGACTCTGACCAGAAGGTTGTCTCGCCTACATCCGTGAAGTCTATACCAGCTGGGAAGTAGTGCTTATCGCTCAGCAGTTTCTCTAAGAGCGCCTTGGTGACAACAACGTCCTGAACGTTATAGTCCATCATCGGCTCGTTGAAGCTAATCCACTCAGCACCGTCCACATAGTCTTCGCCCTGTTCCTCAAGGAGCTTCTTGAAGTCATCCTTGTACTCACCCTTCATCTCTCCCAAGCGGTAACCCCACGCCTCCAGAGCGTGAGACCCGAAGCGCTTGCCGGGTAACTTGCCGGAACGCAGCAGGGCCATATCGGAATCTTTGATGTTCGCAAACAGCAAACGACTGAGCACCAACGTGTCCACTACGTTCTCACGCGGCAGGTGGAACTCTCGGTTTAATTGGAGCTTGGCCAGCTTGGTTAACACTGGGGCATCGTACTTGTGACCGTTGTGGAATACGATGAGACCACCACGCGCCACCTCAGCTTCTAACGCATCGAGATACGCTGAGAAGTCCCAAGGTCGATACGATACGTACTCGTCCGTGCTGTAGTCATAAATGACCCCACAGTGGAACTGAGTGACTTTCTCTAAGAGGTTGTTAGCCTCGATATCGGATACTAACATAGTGGTCTCCTGTTACTTAAAGACGCCCGATGAAATACTCACGAGGACGTACGGTTAGCTTACTCTTCTCGACGGCGAAGCTACCGTTAGCTACGTCAGCACCCAGCCCGGTAATAGCACGAACTTGAGACACCTGAGCATACTTGTCGCCGACACTGCGGATGTAGACTGTACCACCAATGGTCCCATCCTCCCAAGTCGCAAAGTCGCCAGCCTTCAGTGGGGCCTTATAGTCGCTCCATTTTGGCGCAGGTTTCTGCCAGCCCTTGTGAGGGTCGTGTGTCCACCCTAAGTTATACAAGATGTTAACAGCAGCAACCTGTCTGGACTCATGAACCTTAACAGCTTCCAGCTCTTTGGTTAGCTTCTCGATGTCTGCACGGATTTCTTCAGGTTTACGCATGGTTATGTCCTCTCAATATGTTGTGTATGATAATCATAAAGGCCACTACATATAGTAATGACCTTGAGTTTATCACTTAGCTTCTGACGCTTCAGCCAGTCTGGTTGCTGTTGAGTCCACCTCTTTTCTCAGGATGGTATCACGAACTTTGTCCTCACCAACAGCTACAGAAGCGGCTACGGCCACGGATGCCAGCAGGCGAGCTGCTTGAGTATCGTCGAGGGTAACACGCTGAGTATGCGCACGGTTATCGCTCTTAGCCTTCCAGCGGTAGACCAGAGTGACCTTATCGTTGCGAACGTTGATGTGAACCTTGCGGCCCCACTGGTCTACAGTGTCGGACAGCTGGATGGTGTTGCCGGGGAATTTAACCTTGGTAGTCATTAGAAGAACTCCTTAAGTTTCTGAGCTTTAGCGGCAACTTTAGCTGCCTCTGCGGTTGCATCCAGAGATGCCTGACGTGACTTGTCGGCTGCTTTAGCCAGCTTAGCGGCTGCTTTCGCTTCCACCTTGGACGCTTTGTCCAGTGCCTTGGCTTCACGGATATACAGTGCGATGACCAGACGGCCTAAAGTTTCGATAAGTTTAAACATGATGAATCTCCTTTAAGTGGTTTCGGGATGTGTTCCCAATAGTGTGGGTTAATTAGAACGATAGGCACCGTGGGCGTATGCGCTCTCTATATCAAAGTCAGACTGAGTGAACGACCCGTAGTCATCAATAGTCCTCTTCGTGGCCTTCCCAGCCAGTATCTCCCTCTCCTTCTCCGCCAGTGTAGCTAGACGGTTCAAGGAGTCCGGTCTTTTCGTTGTACTCCATGTATCCCGCGATGCCAACGCCAATACCATTAAAGCGACACTTGAGAATACGAAGGAGGACAAGATTAGGCATGTCCCCTTGCTGATTACGCTCAAGGGCAATGATAGTATCAGAGAGTTGACGCAGAGACCCAGACCCACGCAGGTCAGTAATGGAAACAGCACGTCCTTCTTCATGGGCTTTACCTTTCTCCGGGTTCTTCAGGTGGCAAATAACAATAAGTACCACTCCGGTTGACTTAGCGAACCCTTTCAGCTTAGTCATGAGTCGGTCAATCATCTTGCGCTCATCAGATTCCTCCGAGGCTGACACTACGATTGATATGTGGTCCAGAATGATTACGTCACAGTTTAACCCTGTGCGCATGTAGTGCAGCTTGGCCAGCAGGCGGTCCACCTCAGCTTCCGCAAAGGAGTCGTAGAGATGGAACTGGTCGGTGCCATACAGCTCATCGAACCATTTGTCATACGTCCCGTCTTCTATCAGCTTCTGCTTGTACTCGCGGGGTTGCTGCCGTAAGCGGATACCGTTGGCAATCCCTAGAACATCCTCCATCGTCTCCTCTACGGACTCTTCAAGCATCGCCATGCCAACCTTCAGTCCCTGCTCTCTGGCGAACCCTAGAGCTTGCTGACGGACGAACGTTGACTTACCCATACCTGAGCCAGAGGTGACCATTATTACCTCGCCGCCGCGTGCTCCTAGCGTTCTGTCGTTAAGGCCCGGACACCCAGAGAACAAGTAGCCTACGCTCTGTTCGCTGGTCATGGCCTCTCGCACTCGGTCCTTCATGGACATCGCACCGATGACACCATCTGGTACCCAAGGTGCTGCGTTCCATATCTGGTCGAGAACCTCCTTGCCCTTACCTTTGAGTAAACACTCGTTGGCATCCTTCTCTGTCAGCACCGCTACGTGTACCTTACCGGGAGGGAGAACCTGAGCGGCTTCCTCAATGGCTGCACGACCGGGGTCATCCATATCGAACATCAGGATAATCTGGTCGAAGCTATCGAAATACTCGTAGTTTGCACTACAAGTTTTCTTTGCGGCTGACGCACCGTGACCGAGAGAAACCACAGGCCACTTACAGTCCTGAAGTTGCATCACGGTTAACATGTCGATTTCACCCTCGGTGATGACAATCTTCTTGCCACCGTTCCATAGGTGCTTACCGAACAATGCGTCCCCTTTGTGGGACCCTCTGGTAGAGAAGTTCTTCTCCTTGTCACGCAGCTTCTGAGAGACGATGGAGCCATTCTGGTCCCGATAGTCGGCCACCTGATAGGCAGTCCCTCGGACCTTGGCGACCCAATAGCCAGCCTTCTGGCATGTCGCCTTTGAGATACCACGAGCGGTCAGGTCAGTGTACCGACCGTCACTCTCGCCGAATACCAATAAGCCTGAACCTTGTGCATTCATCCCGTAATTCCCTCCTTTGGGTCTTCTCGATGATAACTTTTCGGTACGTTCCTCTGAGCCGGGAACTCGGTGCTGACACACGAAGCAAAACTCATGAGAATCAGAATACACTGAGTTACCATCAGAAGAACCACAGTTTTCGCATGGAGCGTGGAACAGGAAGATACTCTCCTGACCATCTTCTTGACTATCTCCGTAACTCATATCGAGGTACCGTTGATGCATGATGCAACAAATGAGACCACGAAGGATAGCGCCCACAAGCCTAACAGCCCGTACGCTAGGAATGGGATTGGGTCGAAGTGCTCTTTGAACTTGTTCATAAAGTAATCTCCGTTGGTGTGGTCAGTCCGGGAATCGAACCCGAATGAAACGCAGCGCTACGCCAAGTGCACCTTAGCCTGACCATAATTTGTACAGAATGTGCGACAACAGGGAAACGTAATTGTCTCCCTGTAGTGCTACCTAATGTTTACCCACGGTCAGAAGTGACCAATTCGTTCTTCTCCCACCAGCGCTTCAGGTCGAAGCTCGGGCAAGCCTTCGGTGCTACGTCGTGGTGTGCCATCAGCACAGCCCCAGCGTATTGCACCTTCAGTTCTACCAGCAGTGAGCGAAGAGACTGCATCTGGGCTGGCGTGAAGTTTGCCTCGGGGTTACCCTTAGCGTCGATGCCTCCAACCAGACACACGCCGACCGAAGTCGAGTTGTAGCCCTTGACGTGTGAACCTACAGCATCTTGGTCACGGCCCGCCTCTACGGTACCGTCACGACGAATCACAAAGTGGTATCCAATTGCTAACCATCCCTGCTCCTTGTGCCACTGAGTAATCTCCCGGACACCAATGTCCATAGACGGCTTGGTTGCGGAGCAGTGTACGAAAATCTGAGAGGTCTCCTTTCGTTTAGTGAATTGTACCTTAGGCATTTACGTGTCTCCATTTAGTGCCGTGCTTAATGTGATAGATAGTTGTTGCACTGACTCCATAGTATTTACCTAACTTCCTGTTAGATTCACTGGATGAGCGTATTACCTCCACATCTGCATCGGTTAGTTTTCGTTTAGACAGGCCACGCTCCACAGCGTCGTCTGCATTATCTTTCTGTGTCCCAAGCAGCAAATGCTCAGGGTTATAGCAGCGCTTATTGTCGCACGTATGGCGGACTACAAGCCCACTCGGAATGGGTCCCTTGTGCTGCATGTATGACGCTCGGTGGACGAACTGTACACGCGACACGCCCAGCTCGTGGGCAACCTTGCGGTTAAGGGAGATGACTCCGTATCCATTCTTGTGGTGCGCTCCTGTCCATTCGATGCAGGAATCGGTAGGCACTATCTCAAGTTTGGGGTGAATCATTACTTTGCTCCTTTCTTCTGCTTGAACTTGCCGAACGGTACATCACGCTTCGGCTCCTTCAGCCAGTCTACGGGAATCAATTTGTCGGCAAACAAGATGTTATGCTTCTCGCACCACTCAGCGTAACTGGTGGGCGACCCTTTGTAAATCTTGGTCCGTGACGACGAGAATACCAGACGAATGTCTAGCTCTGGATGTTGCTCACGAATCAGTAGGTGCTTCTTGCGGTCCTCGGCTTCCCAGAGACCCTTAGTCTCCACGAAGATACCGTTGGGTAACAAGAAGTCTGGAGTGTAAAGGTGGTCACTCGCAGGAATAACGTAAGGGATGCGCCACAATTCGTAGTCGAACGTGACGCCCTTTGATTCTAACTGCTTGGACACCTTGTCCTCAAGGCCAGACCGGAAGGCACCCACCTTCCGAATCCCTTTGGCCCCATAGCCCGCCATTAGAAGTCATCGTCTTCTTCAGCTTCGCCCTCGTCAGCTTCCTCACCAGACCAGTCTTCCGGGTCTTCCTGAGGTTTACGGCTGCGAGGTTCGTCCGCTTCGTAACCGCCTTCTACGGCTTCGTCAGCCCAGTCGTCTTCGCCACCACCAAAGGTAGCCAGTTCGACCAGCATCACGCCTTCCAGCTGCAACTTAACGGAAGCGCCAGCTACCGCCGACCAGCCATACGGTACCAGCGAGAAGCGAATCTTCACTTTGGAACCGCCACCAATAATCGGAACGTCTTGGATGCGTTTGCCCTTAGCGTCAACTACACCCAGAACAATCTTCTTGGTCTCGCCAGTCTTCTTGTCTTCGTACGAACCGTAGCACTTGAAGTTGAACGTGGTGGTACCGTCACCGTTGTCGAAGAACGGCATGTCGCCTTCGTACGGCTTCAGAGGTTTCTTACCCTTCTGAACCTTCGGCGGGTTCGCTTCGTGCGCTTCCAGACGGGCCGCGTAGTTTTCCTCATGGGTCTTAACGATGAGGTCTACCAGCTCCTGACAGTCTTCGTTCTTGAACGTTACGGAACCTTTGTAGGTACCGCGTGGGTTCTCAAAACCCTCACCGCCATAGTCCGGCTTGTTGAAGTAAGCGTACGGCTCACAGGTACCAATCTTGGTGGTATAAATCTTCTTCTTAGCGAATGCCATGATGAATCTCCTTTAAGTTTAAACAGTAAGAGGGACAACCTGTGTCCCTATAGTGCTACCTAATGACTATCTGGGCGTACCCGAGTCACTTGGCCTAACTCTTCATACTCCGCCTCGGCAACTTCGAGGGCCTCCTCAAGAGACCCAGCGTGTACCGGGAGTTCGTACGATGCGTTAGCTGTCTCGACCGTTACGACGAACTTTTGCATCTTCTCGCTCCTTCCACATGTTATACAGGGTGATGTACGCAGGGTCGAGCGTCTTCTCGTACATCGCTCGGCACCAGTCACTTGGCGTCATAGCATAGACCCTTGTGCTTGGTGTATAACTCCAGATAGAAAGTGGCCTTCGCCATGTCTTTCTCTAAGGTTGCCAGCTCGGACTTCTTCCCGGCCCGAAGGCGATACTTTAGGATGTTCCCGAGGCAATACCCTTTGAACATCTCTTGGGTCATGCTGCGAGCAATCACCTCGATGGCCTCGACACCCTCAAACAGTTGGTAGTGACTTGGTTGCTTAACACCATCATCACCCACAGGTTCGACCTTCTCAGCACCACAGGTGCATGCCCATGGTCCCCGAAGTGACCGACAGCGGTAGCTATGTGCAAACTCAGTCATTGACCACCTCCTTGATACGCTCCCAGAACAGGCGCAGACGTGGCCACTTGGTCACCACAACGGGTACGAAAGGACGACTCTTAGTTTGAGCCAATTCGTAGAGACCGCGAGTAACCAAGATGTGCACACGTGGTGCCAGCTCGAAGGTGTCGCCGATACGTGGAATCTTACCGTGGCGCTCAGAGGCTGCCACAGTGCTGCGGTCCTCCCGGCGAACCGAGAAGATACCATTGGATTTATTGAAGTGTAAGCGCATGGTTATGCTCCTTTGGGTGGCTCGTCGTCCATTGACCACACGATAGCCGCGAGGATGAACACGATGATTAGAATCAGATTGATGGACATATTGTTGTCTCCTATAGTGCTACCTAATTACATCTTAACGGTAGGGTCTTCCTCGGTGCCACGCCATTTGTCGAACGACGGGTGGCGCAGAGAGCCGTCTGGAGTTTCCTCCATGTACTTGATTTGGCATTGCCAGCCGTTGAATGCTGAATCTCCGTATACAAATACATCCTTAGTGAACTCCTCCATAAGTGCCTGAGAGATGTTGTTAGCGGAGACCACGCGACCAGACTCGAGGAGAACCTCGAAACCAATCACCTTGCCTTCGTTAGCAAGACCGGGAGTTCCCCAGTTGAGTCCAACAACGACACCATCGGCATCATTCTCTGGCTTCAGTTTCCACCAGCCGGACTTCTTACCGCGCTTATAGATACCCTGAGGGTCCTTAACCACAAGACCTTCGTGACCTTCTTCTCGTTTCTGTCGGTACAGCGCATCGAGTTCGTCCATGTCGTAAACTTCATGGGACTCCGAGAGGCACCAATCGACTTCTGGGAAGTGGTCTTGCAGGACTGGCAGGGCTACCTTGACGTGCTCAAGGCGGAGGAGGGTCATCACGTTGTAGTCATCACCGGACTCGATAATGTCAAGCGGAATGATATCGTAGAGGACAACACGTAGATGTTCGGTAGATAGTCTAAACTCAGTACGAACGCGTTTAGCAATACCAACCTTGCGGGGCTTCAGCATGTCTGGTGTTACTGGGGCATTGTGGTACTCCATGTTATATTTCTTCAACCACTTAGTGCGCAGCAGGCCGGACCCAGTGTTGAAGTCTACGCCTTTGACCATGAGTTCTCCATCAAGCATAAAGCCATCAGGGAAAATCCAGCGGTCATCTTTCAGTAACTTCTGCCAGCGCTGGTCGAAACCGTTGAGATGCTCAAGGGCCGGAATGGTCTTGGAGACCCGGCTGAGCCACGCTGCGTTGGCCGTGTTGTCTACGCAAATGTTCCCGCGAACCCCATCGTGCTTAGTGTCTGCGATGAGGTAACCGGAAGTCTCCAGCGCCTTCTCGATAGCAGAGCGTACATATGAAACGGCCTTATATGGATTAGTCTTAATGTTCATCATGATGATGTCTCCAGAGTGTAGTGTTCATTTAGTGTGCAATAAGCAATCATAAAGGCCACCGGAATCCGATGACCTTGAGTCTGCCTATAGTGCTACCTAATCATTTCCAACTTGAGTAGTCGGCTGTGAGTTTTGCCAGCCAGTCTGACGCTGAGTCAATCGACCAGCGACTAAAGGACTTCTCCACGAGGACCTCATCGTAATCTGGTCTGGGTTCGTACACAGAGAACAGCACTGTGCGATTGAAGTGGCGGTACGTCATGATTACACGGAGTCCCGTCTCGTCCAGCAGTCTACGCTCAGTGGCACCCAATCGTGACCACTGCGAAGTGCTTCCATCGAACAGCCATTTAGTTTGCTCAGCCATTTGTTACGCTCCTACGAAGTATTTCTCTTGGTTAACAACGCTGTCACCCTTGGCGTTACGGAAAGAACCTTTCACACCGCCACCGCGCTTTGTCTTGTTCAGCTTGCGGCCCTTAGGGATATAGCCCTCGGTCTGCTGACGTTCACGTGTGCGCTCGAAGTTGATTGTGTTCTGATACATGGTGTTACTCCTGATTGCGATAGTAAGGGACATTCATGAAGGCCACCTAACGTGATGACCTTGAGTATGTTCCTATAGTGCTACCTTATTTAGACTTACCGTGGCGGAACTCGATGCGTCCTACTACTTCGCTCTTGTAGTAGACGAACTGCTTACGCTCGCCATTGGTGCACAGCTGGTCTATCAGATAGCGGTCATCCAGCTCTGTCCAGCGGAGGGACTTAACGTGGAGACCACATGGGCCAAGCCCTAACTTAAAGAGCGTCTTGGAGTGGGTACCGTCTGGCAACACTGCGGTGAACTTAACGTGAATCAGGTCGGAGACCATCATCAGCTCGTCTTGTGCTTCCTTTAGCTGCTTGCGGAGGAACTTCATGCGGTCACGCTGGTGCGCTAGGAGTTCATTCACATCCCGCCCCTTCTGTTTCTCACTCTCAAGCTCGCCCTCTAAGTAATGAACCTGTCTACTGAGCGAGTCAGCCTTGTCTGCCAGCCGTAGCACCTTGCAGGACTCACTGCTAAACGCGGAGTTGGCCTCTCGGACATTACGCTCCAATTGTGCTTTGTCACGTATTGCGTTTCGTATGGCGCTAATGAAGGGTGCTGTGACGATGATTAACAAGATGGTTACAACGATTAAGTAAGTCATGGCGTGCCTCTTTAAGTATTCTTTAAGTTAAGACTTTAAGTAATGGAACCCTCGGTCATTCGAAGGTTCCCTATAGTGCTACCTAATTGCCTTAGACCTTAGGCGAACGCGAAGTCAGACTCTAAGATATCGTGCAGATTCAGGTCACCTTTGGCCGGAACTTCTGGCATCTTATCGAGCTGTGACTCGTGCAGCTGGTCAGCGAATTGGTCATAGAAGTCTGCAATCACATCGTTATCCTCGTAGGTCTTGACCATGGTCTCACGGACTGCCTTAAAGAGATTCCCAGCGTCTGCCGGAATGGTCCCGAAGGAGTCGTGAATGAGCGCGAAGGAGTCAATCCCGTAGACCTCGTTAGCGTGCACTACGGTCATACGCAGGTGACTGCCATCCTGTGAGTGCACAAAGTTAGGCGCGATGCCCGACTCTTGCTTGTGCGCGTCAATCTCTTTGGTGTCCCCTTTGTTGTACGTCATGAACACGTTGGCCTGACCTAAGAACGTCAGCTTCAGACGCGCTTGGTCGCGCTTGTGATATTCCTGCCACACCGGGAAGCCGTCTGGTGTCACCCAGTGGATTGCGCAGCGCTTACGGAGCACCTCTTTGGTCTTCTTGTCTTTGACTTCAGCGGCCAGCAGTTTAGCGGCAGACTTCAACCAGTTCATTGCTTCGACAGCAGCCACTACAGTCACAGTCACAGCGTCCCAAATCAGCTTAGCCATGTAGCCAGCCGCTTGGTTAGGGTGCGTAAACATCAGGCCCTCGCCGTTGTCAATAGCTGGCTGAATGGTATCCTCAAGAACTTGCTGGCGGAAGCCAAACTCTTTGGAACCATACGCCAACGTCATGACGGAACGCTTAGTCACCTTGCGGGTCACGCCATACTGCAACCACTGAGCAGCCAGCACGGACTCACCCAGAGTCACCTTCTCACGGAACTCCCCAGTCTCCTTGTCAGCAATCTGCTCGACCACTGTCTGAGACCCGTTGACAGCGTGCTGGTGGAGCACCTCGTTGACCTTATCGGCCACAATCTTGTAGATATCCTGAACGGTATCGGAAGGCAGCAGGTTCACAGCACGGCCACCAATAGAATCGCGGAGCATTGCGCTGAAGTGTTGAATCCCAGAGCAGGACCCATCGAACGCCAGTGGCAGCGAGCAGTTGTAATTCAGGCCGTGATGTTTAACTCCTGCGTACTCGAAGCAGAACGCTAAGAAGCAGAACGGCGAATCCTGCTGGGTCCACCAAGTGTTATTCAGCGGGTCGGCTGCGCTCGCCAGAATGTTGCCCTCGTTCTCTTCAATGAACTTAATACGCTCAGGGAAAGGAACCTTATCGACGCCTGCGCAGTTTGCACCGTGAATCTTCAGCCAGTAGAACCCATCGAGACCGATTGGCTTACCCTTGGCCAGCGTCAGCATCCCCTTGGTCATGTCGTTACCCTGCGGGTTGAGCATGCTCACAGCGTACACACGCCCACGCCAGTCCATGTTGTACGGGAACCAAATGGCCTTATGGTTAGCGAACTTGTTGGCCTGTGCGACCATGAACTCCATCGACAAACGGCGAGACTGGCGGGCCTTGTCCTTACGGTAGACCGCCGCTGCCTCCTTGCGCCATGCCTTACGTGAAACCTCGTTGGTGTCGATATCATCCGGGCGTGGTGGTAACTCTTCGCGTTCAATCGCTGGGACGTCAGCAACCGGGCAGTGCTTCCAGTTGACAATCTCGTTGACCACCGCCAGCACCTTCTTGTTGACCTTCCACGGCGTGTTTTGCGCGATATTTACCGCTTTGTATACCTCGGGCATGTGCACGTCTTCATAGCGGCGCAGTGCTTTCTTGGAGTGGGTACGCACCAGTGCCAGCGGGCGACGACCGACTGACCAGTAACCTCCACCCACAGTTCCAACCCAAGGTTTCGGAGGGACTACGCACGGCTGGTGCATTGGACTTATGCCTGCGAGTGCTCCCGCGCGTTTGCTCAGGAGTTCCACAAAGGCCGGAGCCAGCTGCACCATTTGCATACTGGTAACATCGTCCGAACCATCCGCCATCTTGTTCTTGGTCATTTCCACCAGACCAGTTCCCTCGATGAGCAGCTCAAGCAGCTTGGTCCCTACGTGCATCTGCTCGTCAGTTTTCCAGCTCGCCCAGTTGTCGCCACCCAGCATCCCTTTGGAAATCATATCGGCCTCGACTACCTGCATGAAAGCCTTCTTGTACACGTGGCCTACTCGCTTGTCCAGCTGGTCCGCTACGTTCTTCTTGAAGTAGGTGGCTTCCTGCTCACGGATGCGACCGAAGCGCGCCTCATCCTCAAGGGCCTTGCCTAACTGAGAGGATACCTGCTGGATTGTGGCCTTAGAGGCATCTGTGAGCGTCCCTAAGACGACCTTAATAGTCAGTAATGCGATTGCCTCACTGGACACTCCGCGCTTCTCGTTGAGCACCTCAGCGCCCATACTAATGGCTAACTCTGAGGCCACACCGTGCTTAATCGGGTAGTATGCGCGAGGCTTCTTACCGCGAGCGTTTGCTTGCTCCTCCTTCCAGTCGTCAATGCGCTTGGTCAGCTGTGGATGCAACGTTAGGACCAGCGGCTTGGCGGCCACGTTGTCAGCGAACTCACCAGCTTTAACCTGACGTTCCAGCATCTTCAGGAAACGCTGCTCGCCCAGCTCGTACGCTTCATGTTCGAGCGCTAACTGCTCACGTGCCAGCTTGTCCCCGTAGTGCTCGCTGAGGATGTTGTACGGAATAGCGGCTAGTTCAATCTCTGAGAAGTCATTACGTGCAATGTTTAATGCGTTCATTGTGTGCCTCTGTGGTGCCAGCGAACTGGCGTTAATAAAGTTTATCTATTGGTGCCTCTTGCGTGAGAGACACCTAAGATACACCTAGTTAACCCATAAGTCTACCCTGAAGGTAATTGTTTACTGCCAGTGGCTTTTCCTGCCAAATGGCGAGACCTTCGCAGGCCACCCATGCGTTCACTCGTTGCTCTACTGCCGCAAAGTCCATCCTCGGAGCTAACCCCCAGCCTAATCCCTCAGGCTCCTCGCGTGCGTTCTTAAGTAATTTAGCATCACGCAGCGCCCGCTCCTTCATGCGACGTGCATGTGCCTTACAGCGTGCTCGACGTTCCTTATTGGCCTTCCGACGTGCGATGCGCAGCTCCCCGTTCGGGTCACGCTTAGCCTTGTTGCGCTTACAGCGTTCAATCATCTTATTGCGCACTATCTGCTCAACCTCTGCGAGCAGTTCCTCAGGTTCCAGTGAGAAAGGCTCCCGGTCCCGGTCCGCTGAGAATGACACCGGGTCGGTAATCACTGGCTTGCCGTCTTTGGTGAACATGATGTTACCACTATGCATGTCAAAGGATGCAATCCCGTGGAAGAACTTGTTAATCATTTGGCACGTCTCGACGAATGGTAATTCCTTCTCTGCACCGTCAACATCGCCCAGCTCTGCACCAGAGTTCTCCACAAAGTAGTTAGCAAGGTCTGCGTAATGCTCATGCGTCTCGTTCTCCCTGCGCTGGCACGGTTCCAGTTCATCCAGCACCACCGTATAGCAGCCAGCGTGACGCGCTACGTGATAGACGTTAGGAATCCCTACACGGCCTTGGTGCATCCGGCAGAAAGCCACGTAGGCGGCCCCTGAGTCCTCTTTCTTAAAGCCAACCTTAATGACCCTACCCGGTAGCAGCTTATGCTTAAACGCTGCGCTGAAGTGACCATTGCCCAGCAGGTTAAACCCAGCGTCTTTGGCCTTAATCTTCAGGGTTTTCCAATAGTCCTGACGTTCCAGACCCCAATCGCTGTCCGTATCGTCACCGTCGGACGTCTCATAGTTCACAATGTCCGCCATGAGTGCTACCAGCAGCGGCTGGCGCTCGTCGAGTTCACAGATTGGCAGGTTGCGGATGACGTCTAAGCGTGCTTGTATATCGGTGTAGTTCATTTGGTTATTCCTTATGTGCGATGTGTTAATGGGTTGCGATATAGAAAATACCTACCTTGTTAGCCTTAAAGCGGCCATTAGGTAGCCGTACAGTAAAGCGAGGTAACACGCCCCACTTCATGTAACTGAATGATGCTTTGTGTACCTTGAGACCCTTACGAAAGTCCCGCACAAAGTACAGGACAATCAGGACGTACACACTAATTACGAACAGGGTTACCATACATTACCTTGCGAGTACGATAAGTTTGTGCCAACTGTGCCATATAGTAGCCGTGCCATGCGTTCATGTCTTCAGGTGACTGATTGACACACATTAAGGCCACCTTCATGGCCTTGCGAGTGCTCTGGAGATTCTGCTGCGTGATTCCGTAGTGCTTCATTAGTCATTCCACCCTGCACAAGTTGATTGGTGTATTACACACGCTAGGTAATCCTCTTGTGCTAGTACCTCATTGACCCAGTGTGTCACCTGTTTACCGTAGCGGACGATGAAAGTGCTACCCATCGCACCATGTGGATACTCACGTAATGTTACCGTGCATTGCCCCGCTATTTTGGATGTTGCCAGTAACTTACTCATGCAATCACCTCCCAGTATTGCCCGTCGATGATTGAATAGCATTCACCCTTTGGTGCATCCACTTGTTGCAGCGTACCACCTAAAGACACCTCTTTCAAGCGTGGGTAGACCATCGGATACTCGCCTACGTCCTCAATAGACCATAGCGCTGCTGTGTGGGTCTGTGAGTGCACCACCAGCACAGCATCTTGCGAGTAGGTCTTACAGGCCAGCCATGTCAACTCTGCGGCTTGCTTCTCAGTGCATTCTACCTTAAGCGTGCGCTCTTGCGTTGCCTCAGGCATGCCAGCTTCCTTAAAGCAGCCTTGTACGTGCTCATCACGAATGTTGCCATATGCTCCCGGATAGGTCTTAATGGTGCGAATGAGGCCCTTAAGCACCTTCTCGTTAACTTCGAGCGACTCATAGCCACGATAAGCGGTAACGAATACAAATACCTTGTTGGCTGGCTCTTTGGTGTAAATCATAGTGTATATCCTTCAGTTGATTAGTGGTTATCATCGTGGCTACTCTCAGGGTGACAGGACGTACCTTGCCAGAGACCTGAATGTAACCACTAGTTAAACACTAAGTGATGAGTGATGTACATGTCAGCTAATCCATATTATTAAAGAGCGGTGCTAGGTAACTAGCGGTGTTACTGGTGATGCATATTACTTGATGTTCATCGTTGAGTCAACCACTTTCATATGTCCGGTTGATGACTACTTGAGACCCTTCGGCATCCAGCTAGTAACTCGAAGTATGCTAGTGGTTGGTAGCGTTGTGTCTCTCAACGGTTGCTATAGTCTCACAGTGTATTCTTAATGTCAATACTATAAGTTAACTTTAAGTAGACCTATGGTGATGGTTGTCTTTATGGTGATGGTCTCTTAGTAATACTTAGAGTGTCTCCCTATAGTGATACCTAATTGTGTAGATGACTGGATACCCACTATCTAAGAGTCTTAACCTAATGTACCATTGGTTAACCTTAGGTATATGGTCTCAGGTATTACCTCAGGTTGTTACCTCAGGTGGATACTTAAAGAGGGCCAACAGATAGGGACAGATAGACATCAACATATAGTGTCATTAGGTCTCCCTCACCACAACATATAGTATCACCCAAGGTTTCCCCATCAGTCCCACCTAAGGTTTAACCAAAGGTTTAGGGTGGCCTATGGTTACTTTGGGTTAACTTAGAGGGTACCGGGGGGGATAACCAAAAGTGTAAACTGTGAGA